TCGCGACGACCGGCTACCAGTTCGAGGCCGAGATCTACTCGCTCACGAACGGGGCGATCCTGGCCGAGCCGGCGATGACGAACTTCGACGCGGCCGCCGGGAAGGTCAGCCTGGTCATCACGGCTTCGGTCGGCAACACACTCCCGATCGGGACGCTCGGGCTCCGGATCCGCTGGATCGCCCCGGGCGTCCGCGACGTCCTCGGGGGCACGTGCGAGGTGCTCCGGTGAGCGACATCCAGGTCGAGATCAAGCCGCTCGAGGTCCAGGCGACCGTCTCCGGGGGATTCGGCCCGCAAGGGCCGCAGGGAATAAAGGGCGACACAGGCGCCACTGGGGCAACCGGGGCGCAAGGCCCGCAAGGGGTGGCCGGCCCAACTGGCCCAACCGGCCCGCAGGGGCCGAAGGGCGATACCGGCGACCAAGGCCCAGCGGGGCCGACAGGCCCGCAGGGTCCGCAAGGTGTGGCTGGTTCGACCGGAGCCACGGGCGCGGCCGGTGCCACAGGCCCGCAGGGGCCGAAGGGCGATACCGGCGTCGTGTCTGCTACGGCTCCGATCACCTACGACGCTGGCACGCAGACGGTCGGCATCTCGGTCGGCACGGGCCTGGCGACCTCGGGCGGCTCGCTCGTGTTGGCCTCGCACACCCACTCCGCAGCCGACATCACATCCGGCACCGTCGCCACGGCAAGGCTCGGCAGCGGGACGGCTGACTCCACGACGTTCCTGCGGGGCGACGGGGCATGGTCCGCGCCTTCCGCGAGCGTCACCTACGCCACTAAGGCACAGGCTCAAGACCTCACCGCGACAAATGTCGCGATGAATCCGGCGAATGCGCGGTCGATGCTGGCTGGGTGGATTCGCGTGAATTTCCCGAGTACGTTCACGGCGAGCGGCGGAAGCGTTCAGACAAACCACTCGCCAGCGTTCGTCTCGGTGTTAAGCAACACTACAGCCAACGGTTCGTCGGCGGTTTATCTGTCACAACCGCTGTGGGCAAGTTCAAAGACCAATCAGGGATACGATTGGTCGCTCCCGGCGACGTTTTACTGTCGCGCGTATCGGCAGCAATGCCCGGCAACTGGTGTGCTGCGGTATCTGTTCGGGACTTTGGCTAACGGTGGTTTTGCGTGGGAAACGCTTTCGGGCCGAGGCATCGGATTTGAGATTCGCCAAAGCCGCATATGGCTGCTCGCTCATAACGGAACTTCGCTGACATCCTCCGACACAGGCATAGACGCTGCCGCAAGCGACTTCAGCGGAAATCTCAGCGAGATCGTGGTCCGCAGCAATGGCAGCGGAACCGTCACGATCTCGCACTCGCTGAACGGTGCGACTGCATCGACTTTCAGCACGACCGGGGGGCCAACGACGATCACGGCGAGCGGACAGCCTACGGCCTACATCGCCGTCAACAACGGCGGCACAGCCAGCCAGACTTGGTTTATGGCAACCCCGCATCTAGTGAGCGTAGCATGACATTCCCGCCCATTGAACATGCCGATCTGGTCGCTCTCGGCCTGCCCGCCGATGCCCCTCTCGGCTGCGAAGGCTCCGCGCTCCGCTGCGGGCCAGAGGTGCCGAAGTTCGTCCGCAAGGTGCTGGTCGCCGCGATGGCATCGCCGCCACCAGAAGGCGACCGGCTCGCCTACCTTCGCCATGTGCGTGACCTGCTCATGGGCCTGACCGATTGGACTCAGACCGACGACGCGCCGCTCACCGGGTCGCAACAGGCAGCATGGGCCGCGTATCGCCAAGCCCTTCGCGGTCTGCCCAGCGTCTACAGCGGCGAAGGCCCGATCCCGTGGCCGACTGCCCCATGACGCCCCCCACCCCTGCCGCCGTGCTCCTGGCCAACGGCCGCTGCTGCGGACGGCGATGCACGCTGTGCCCGTATACGCCGAGGTGGGTGGCGGGGGCGAGGGAGGTGAAGTGATGCCAACACGCATCGAGCGATGGAGGCCGCCTGTGTACCTGAAGGCCAAGCCTACGAAGGAGCGGGCACACTACACGTCGAAGGACTGGCGAGCCCTGCGGAAAGAAATCCTCGTTCGAGATTCTTACCGATGCCGCAGCTGCTCGCTCGTGTGCTACGGGCCTGCGGCCCACGTCGATCACATCGTGCCGCTCGAGGAGGGCGGGACCGACGACGAGGGCAACCTCCAGGTGCTGTGTGAGTCGTGCCACGGCAGGAAGACGCGGGCGGAGCAGCGGAGGCGGGGCGTGTTGTGATGCGAAAGACGGCGAAAACCGCGTCGACCGGGGTGGATCGCGCCAAAAATGGGCCTTTTCGCCCAGAGCCCCACGCGACCTCTACGCGAGTTTCCGGAGGTTTTGCTAGGGGGGGGTCGCGCTCGACTCAGGAGCCAGGACATGTATGGTGAGCCCATGAAAATCCGTGACCGCGTCCGCGAACTACGCCGCGTCCGGGCCGGCGACCTGACGCCGAACCCGAAGAACTGGCGGACCCATCCGAAGGCCCAGGCCGACGCCCTCCGCGGGATCCTGGCCGAGGTCGGCTACGCCGATGCCCTGCTCGCCCGCGAGCTGCCAGACGGGTCGCTGATCCTGGTCGACGGTCACCTCCGGGCCGAGACCACGCCCGAGCAGGAGGTCCCGGTCCTGGTCCTCGACATCGACGAAGCCGAGGCCGACAAGCTGCTCCTGTCCCTCGACCCGCTCGCCGCCTTGGCCGAGACGAACGCGGTCGCCCTCGACTCGCTCCTCCGCGAAGTCGACACCGGGAGCGAAGGGCTCCAGCAGATGTACGCGGACCTGGCCGAGGCGGCCGAGCTTTACCAGGACGACGCGAAGGAGATCGTCGAGGACGAAGTGCCCGAGCCGCCTGTCGATCCGATCACGAAGCCGGGCGACCTGTGGACGCTGGGCGATCATCGCCTGCTCTGCGGCGACTCGACGAAGGCGGAGGATGTCGAGCGGCTGATGGCTGGGGCGAAGGCGGATCTATGGCTGACGGACCCTCCCTATGGAGTGGCATACGAGTCGGCAGGCCGCAGAGGCAAAGAAAACCAGCATGATGAAATCGAGAACGACTCACGACCGCTTGATGAGATGGCGAAGTTCTGGGAGCAAGCGGCAACGCTGGCATATTCGTCGTGCAGCGGCTCGTCTTCGTACTACTGGTTTGCCTGCCAAGGGGGCGATCAGATGATGATGATGATGATGAGCATATCCCGTGCCAAATGGCGCGTTCGTCATGAGTTGATATGGGTGAAGGATCAGATGGTTTTTGGCCGCTGCGACTACCACTACAAACACGAGCCGATCCTGTACGGATGGAAGCAAGACGGGACGCACGAATGGAACGCAGACCGAAAGCAGGTCAGTGTGCTGGAGTTTGATCGACCAAAGAGATCCGACGAGCATCCGACCATGAAGCCGGTCGGCCTTGTGGCCTACCTCCTTGGCAACAACACGACCAGCGGCGATTCGGTGCTCGACACCTTCTGCGGCTCCGGCACCACGCTCATCGCCGCCGAGCAGCTCGGCCGCCGTTGCTACGGGATGGAGATCTCGCCGGCCTACTGCGACGTAATCGTGAAGCGGTGGGAAACGCTGACCGGCAAGAAGGCGACACGGGAGGAGGTGAATCGTGGGAAAACGCGGACCGCGTAAGCAGCCGACGGCCCTCCGCCTCCTGCGGGGCGATCCGTCGAAGGAAGGCAAACACGCCGACGAGCCGATCCCGCCGGCCGGGGACTTGTCCCCGCCCGATTACGTTACCGGCAGGTCTCTTGAGAAGTGGAACGAAGTCGCGCCCAAGCTTGCAGGGATGCGAGTCCTAACGCCTGCGGACCTCGAGACACTCGGCCGATACTGCGTCGTGTGGGAGCAGTGGACGCGATACCTGGACCAGATGCGTCGCGGGCTCGACGTGCTCGTGCTAAAAGACCAGAACGGAAAGGTGAAGTACGTGCAGAGCACGCCGGCCGCGACGATGTTCGTGAAGCTCGGCCAGTCGCTCCTGCGGATGGAGCAGGAGTTCGGACTGACGCCGTCGGCGCGAGCAGGCATGGAGGTGTCGTATGGCGAAGAAAGCGCAGACGAAGCAGCTTTCCGCGAGTTCACTGGTTGAAGAGCGGCCCGAGGCCTGCCCCGGGTACACGTTTGACTCCGAAGCCGCGAGCAGGCCTGTCGCCTTCATCGAGCGGTTTTGCCGATCCCCGTCGCCATCCGGAGGGCCGTCCGAAAAGGTCAAACTCATCGACTGGCAACGCGACCGCGTCGTGAAGCCGCTGTTCGGCTGGAAGCGGCCGGACGGCCGGCTCCGCTACCGGCGGGCCGGGATCTTCTGTCCGAAGAAGCAGGGGAAGAGTTTCCTCATGGCCGCCCTGGCCGAGTACCTCCTGACGGCCCACTTCCCCCTGGCCGACGTCTACCCGGCGGCCGTGGACCGCGAGCAGGCCCGCATCATCTACCGGATGCTGAAGCGATCGGTCGAGGCCTCGCCGATCCTGT